AATAGCATATAATTTATAAACATCATTAATTAATGTTTTTTTCATTTCAAGATTAAGAACAATTTCTTTAATATTTTCAATATCTTTAATTTCATATTTATATATGATTTTTTTATCTATAATATTATAATCCTTATCACCACTTTCCTCTTCTAAATTTAAGGAATTATTTTCAATATTTTCTAAACCTTTTAATAAATCTTCTTTAATTTTTTCATCATTTTTATCAAATATGTATATTAATTTACTACCTGATAATTCAGGATAGAAAGCAATTCCTTTAATATTATATTTTTTTGAATTTTTTTGTATATTATCTTGAAATAAACTTGATATCTGATTTAATTCATAAGGTTGAGAAATAAATAATTCAATATTATTTTTATTATTATTTTCAACATATTTATTTAGTATATCATTCATTAAATACATCTTTTTCTTATAATTCATATTAATTATACTTTTCCCATTTAAAACAAAAACATCAGTTATCATAAATAACATTTTTGAATTATCATTTTTTCCAACCGAATTAATCTCCATATTTAAATTAACAATATTATTTTTTAAAGATATTTTATTAGAATCATTATCAATTAATATACCATCAATAATTGTTCCATCATAAATTTTTAAATCAACTGATAATTTAATTTCAGTGAATCTTACTTTTGATTTATTTAACGTTTGTCTATTATAACTAATACTTCTTCTATCAATTAAATAACTATAATAATTATTATTTTTTTTCATAAAAATTATTATTGAATTAATTCCACAACTATTACCTGATACATAATATCTATCATTTTTTAATTCATAAATATCACCTACATTCCTAATAATTGTGTATTTATGATCACCAATTTCTATTCTATTGTATAAATAATCTAAAATTGATTCCTTTATTGATATATTTATATTATCATTGCAATTTTCATTATCATTATTTTCCTTTTTTTCATGATACTTATTGTAGTTGGAATTATAATTCTGATTTTGATAATTGTTTTTATTATTAAAATTATGTTTATACATATATATATTTAATATATATATCTATTATATTATATCATTTTCAATAATTTTGACTTAATAATTTTGATTTAATAATTTTGATTTAATAATTTTGATTTAATAATTTTGATTTAACATAGCATATGTATCATTTGAATTACTATCATTTACTCCCTCAACTGGTCCATTTACACATTTATTTTTATCTTCAGTATATGAGGTTGATAATAAATTATTATATACATCACTTACTTTTTTACCATAAGAATTTAAACCACAAGTTCCAGTAGTACATGTTCTTAATTCTGCTATTTTATCAACTGATGTTTCCATTACTCCATTTCTTTCAATATAATTATTAAAGTCAGCAAATTTATTTCTATTATTTAATCTTCTTTCATTAATTTTAACTTCTTCTTCTTCATTAACATTTAAATCTAGAATCATCATATCTGCAGTTTGTCTATCATCATTTGATGTACATGTAACACATTTTCTATTATTATTTTTATCTAATGCTAAATGACTTAAGGTAAAAACATCTGGATTATTATAATCTTTTGTGAAAATACCTTCACATCTATTATCATCTGCTAAATCACATTTACTAAGATTTACATTAGGTAATTGACAATTTTTGGGACATTCAATTTGATGTCTATACATTCTAAAATATTTCTTTTTATAATCATCAACTAATTCTCTTTGTTGTTGATCCATATTACATGCTTGATCTCCATTTAAAAATCCACTAATATTTTGTGAATTATTTTTTACAACATCATCAATTATAACTTCATTCTTATTTACAACTACATTATTTACAAAATTATCACCTACAACATTCTCTATTACAACGTTCTCATTTAAATTTTCAAAAGTTTCATTACTATATTTATTTTTTATTCTTCTTAAAAATTCATCAATATCGGTATCTGTTTTTGATACCTTTTCTTCAGAACATGAAATAACTAATTCTTTATACTTTTTTTTTATATCTTCTATATCTGAATCGGATTGTTCCATTGATTCATTATTTTTAACATTAAAGAAAAATACAATAAAAAAAATAACTAAAACAACAAATATAATCATTAATACTTGATCAAGACATTCTGATTCATTTCGTATATTCATGTAATCCATTATATTATATTATAATACTATTATTTTTTTTTTAATATTAATATTATATGAATATAACACAATTATTAATTATATCTATACTTATAATAACATTATTAATTATATTATTTTATTTATATAATTTAAATAATAATTGTAATATAGCAAATAACTATGAATTTTTTAATATATTTAATGATAAAAGTATAGATGTAGATAAAAATTTATTTTTTAAGAAATTATATTATGATATTGATTGTTCATATTTAAAAAATAATTGTTTTTATGAAGCACTTCAAATAAATAATTTTTTAAAAACAGATGATATAACAGAAGCTGCATTAATAATGCCTTGTACATATGAAACAACTGATAAAGAAATTACAGATATAAAAAATAAAAATATAAAAAATAATATAAATGGAAAAAATGTTAGAATATTTATGTTAAAAAATACAGATTATTTGGTATCTAAAATAGTTCTATGGTTAATTATTAAATATTATTATGAAGGTAAAGCTTCTAATTTAATGCCATATACATGGAATTTAAATAATGTTAATGATATAAATGATTTTAAAGATAATTATTCAAAAGATAAATTATATATAGTTAAAAATAATTCACAAAGACAAGAAGGTTTACTTATTCTAGACGATTTAGAAGAAATAATTAATTCAAAAAATAAATATTTATTAATTCAAGAATTATTACAAGATCCTTATTTAATTAATGGTAGAAAAATAAATCTTAGAGTTTATTGTTTATTTATTAAAGATATTAATGGTAATGTACAAGTATCTATTTATAATGATGGTTTTATGTATTATACACCAGATTTATTTGAAAAAAAAAATAAAGAATTTTCTAAAAATATAACAACAGGTTATGTTGATAGAAAAATTTATGAAGAAAATCCATTAACACATGAAGATTTTCGTATTTATTTAGATTCAAATAGAGAATTAAGTAATATAGAAAATGATATTAAAAATATTAAAAATTTAAAAATTTCTGATTATGTTTTTAATCAAATTAATAACTTATTAAAAGATATTTTTAATATCTATCTAGATATTTTAACAATTGAAGATTTAGGCGTTGGTTTTCAATTATATGGTGCTGATATTGCTATTAACGATAATTTAACCCCATTGCTTATGGAAATTAATAAAGGACCTGACCTATCAGCAAAAGATGAAAGAGATAAAAAATTAAAATTAAAATTATCAGAAGATATTTTAAAATCAGTAGGTTTATTGCCAAATAATAATAATGATTTTATAATAATAATAGACAAAAAATAATATTTTTATTTATTATAGAAGTAAAAATTATTATGTGGCGTAAAATAATATATTAACCAAACTATAGCTAATGACATTATAATAGTTATAAAAAAGGTGTTAATTTTACAATATTTATTTATAATCATTATTAAGAGTATGTATATATTTATGATCGAAATTAATAATTGTTTTATATATTTCTAAACTTAATAATATATTTTTTCTTAAATTATTATTATCTTCAATTAATGTTTTAATATTTTTATCTGTATTATTATTCATTATATAATTTATAACTATATAATTTTTATTTAGATAAAATTATATCTTTTCTTGGAATCTTAAATATAATTTGTGTTATAGGTCTTGTAATATAAATTATTATTATACCTATTAATATTAAAATTAAAAATAAATCTATATTTATATTAATCATATATTAATTAATTATATTTTTATTTTATACTTAATCATATTTTAATTATATGGTGTTTCAAAATAAATTCCATCTATTAATTCAGATTTATTTTCTTTAATATCATAATAATCGTCAGAATAACTTTGATTATTTGTATATGCTTCATAATCAATTTTATTATAATTAATTTTATTTTGTTTATAATTTTGTTCATTAGATTTTTTAATCTGCTCTTTTGATTTTATTATTTGTTCTTCAATATTTACTGGAATAATTTTTTTATAATTTATTTCACTTAATTCATCTATAATACTTAATATTTCACTCTTCTCTTTTTCTAATAATTCTCTTTCTTTATTTATTTTATATAATAACTTTTTATTTTGTTCTTTTTTTTTCCTAATTTTATTTTTCTCTATTATATTATCATCAGTAATATTTTCACAATCTTTTGTATAATATTTAAATAATAAAAATATAATAATAAAAATTATAATAATAATTAAAAGTAAATTATGTTCAACATAATTTTTATAAAAAGTAATTATGGATGATTCTTTTTGTGGTATTATTAATATTGGTTTATTAATTAATTCATCAAAATATCCTGAAATATTTTTACTAATTAAATTACTATTCATAATAATTTAATTAAATAAAATAAAATTTTTATCTTAACAATATAAAATTTATCTTTTTAATTCTACAATATAAGGTTATATTAATAATAAATTATATAATTTTAAAATATAAAGTATGTTTAATTCTAATAAATTGATCGATCAAATGAAAATAACACCAGATAAATTAGGAAATGGAGCTTTCGGTAGTGTTTATATCGCAATTGATAATAACAATAATAATATAGCTGTTAAATGTGAATCTAAAGAAAAAAAAGATAATAATAATCTAACATTACTGAGAGAATTTAAAATATCAAGAAAAATATTTGTTATTAATAAATATATTAATTTATGTAATAATAAAAATGAACTATATAAAAATATTATTGAAAATTTAGAAAATAATAATAGTATTAAGATTTATAATCATATTAATAAAAATAATCTACTTCTAATTCCTAATGAACTTAATCAAAAAGATGAAATAGATTATTTATATAAAATTATTCCTCAAGTTTATTCTTATATTGAATGTAATGATTTTAATTTTTTAACCATGCAGTTATGTGGTGAAAATTTTGAAAATATATTAGAAAATCATAAATTTACTGAAAACTGCAAATTTTATCTAGCTTTTCATTTTTTATACATTTTATCTTCCATTCATAAATGTGGTATTATTCATAGAGATATTAAATTATCTAATTTTGTTTTAAACGAAAAAATTAATAATAATGTTGATAGACTTTTACCTATGATTATTGATTTAGGATTATCTAAAGAATATTATAAATATGAAAATGGTAAGGTTTTATTAGTTCAACCATATCAAATTAAAAGTATTACAGGAACTATTAGATATATTAGTATGAATATTCATGCTTTTAATAGTCCAACTATTGTTGATGATTTAATAAGTTTATGTTATTGTTTAATCGTTATTATGACAGAAAAACAATTACCTTGGGTTGGACATAAAAAAGATACTGATAAATTTGATTTTGATAATCATACTCAAAATGATTGTAAATGTGGTTATCATAAGAATAAAGCTAATAAAAATTTAAAATTAAATACTATTGCCGAAATTAAATTCCATACTCCATACGAAGAATATATTCCAAGAAAATATTCTTTTTTAATAAAATGGTTAGTTTATTTATATTCTCTAAAACCTAAACAATTACCTAATTATAATCATCTTTTTAAATTACTAAAAAATAATTCATCTAATATAGAATTTGATAAACTAAAATTTGAATTATTATAATCTTTAATAGAATCTTCTAAAAAATGGATTTAATTTCTTATTTTGGGGTTTTCTTGTTTCTACTACTATCTTTTCAGTTGAATTTATTTCTGATTTATTAACTTCTTCTAATTTAGTTACTTCTTCTAATTTATTTTTTTCATTAACAATCTCCACATTTTTACTTTTTAAATTTTCTTTTATCTTTAATAATAATTCTAATTTAGTTAATCCTTCAATTCTTAATTTTTGTTCTTCTAATTCTTTTTTTAATATTTTTAATTCATCTTCTAGTCTACTATTTTCTTGTTTTAAAAATTTATTCTCTTCTTTTAATTCTTCTATATTTACTTGTGTTTCTAAATCATTTTTATCTTGTAAATTTACTTGGACTTCTTCTTTGGAATTATTATCATCTTGTAAATTTACTTCATCTTCTGAATTTTTATCATCTTGTAAATTTAATTGTGTCCCTTCTTCAGAATTATTATCTTCCTCTATATCTTGTGTTTGTTTACCAAAATTGTTAGATTTTCTATTTTTTTTCCCCATTTTAATATGAATATATAAAAAATACTTATATATTTATAATATTATTAAAACACACTTTCTTTTATAGTGTGATATAAAAATAAGAAAAATTATCCACCTCTAAGTCTTAGAACAAGATGGAGTGTAGAATCACTTCCAATATTATAGCTAGAAACAGTATTACCGTCTTCTAATTGTTTTCCATTATATACAATTCGTTGTTGATCAACAGGTATTCCCTCTTTATCAGCAATTTGCTTTTTAATGGAATCAATTGTGTCATTATCATCTATTTCAAGAGTAATATTCTTACCTTGTAGCGTTTTAATAAAAATTTGTTTTTTATTACCTCCCTCACCTAAACCACCTCCTCTAAGACGAAGAACTAAATGAAGAGTGCTTTCTTTTTGAATATTATAGTCAGCTAAGGTTCTATCATCTTCTAATTGTTTACCAGCAAAAATTAAACGCTGCTGATCAGGAGGAATTCCCTCTTTATCTTGGATTTTAGCTTTAACCGTATTAATAGTATCAGATGTTTCAACTTCTAGAGTTATAGTCTTACCAGTAAGAGTCTTAACGAAAACCTGCATGCTATATCTTATATTATTTATTATATATATAAAATAATATATTAAATTTAAAAATCAATTTTTTTCAACTTTTTTTTAATCATCGTTTTTTTTAATATAATAACAAATTGGTAATAAATGTTTACCAATTTTTATACAAACCTTATCATTAAAAGAATTTGAATTTGTTATATAATTTACATCAAAACTTACAATTAAAGCTTTAATTATCGGCTCTAATTCAGTTCTAGTGACATATTGATTATTATTCTTATTAATTAAATTATATATATAATTAAAATTTTTATTTTTTAATTTTTCATCAAAAATAGATTCAAAGATTATATTGAGAATACATTTACACTCAGATTTATCAAAAGTTTTTTTATTTTTACTAAAAATATTTACAACGTCCTGCGAAATATCCTCAAATAATTCATTATCCATATTATCTATATTATATTTTTCAGAACTCATTAATAATATTATATATAAAAAAAATATAGTGAATATAAAATTTAACTAATAAATTTATTTTTTTAAACTCAATAATTTTTTTAATAAATCTTTTGCCATATAGCTACTAATTAATCTAATATTATTGTTAAATTTATAATCAAAAGAATTAGAATTATCGTCAAACGGATTTTTAAAACCAATTATTGATATATTTAAAATACCATTATATGTAATTTTAAACAATAATTTTATTAAAATTTTTCCTTTAGGTAATGGCGGTATTCCAATAATTTTATATGAACCTATTAAACTATTATTAGCACAATCTCCCTCGTCGTTTCCTTCATAAACTAATATATCTATATTTCTTTGACAATCGTATGATGTAGAAAATGTTTTTTCAACGCTTGTCGGAATTTTAGAATTCTTCTTAATCATTACCGATAATTTATTGTCCTGTCCTGATATACCTATATTCATTGGTATAATATCTAATAACGTTATATCATTATCTAATCTACCAAGTTTATTTAATAAACATGCTCCATCTGCTACAATTGTCTTATATAACAAATTATTTTTGCTTATAACCGATTTTGCTATTTCAACATCATTTATTTTAATCATACTAAATAATTTTTCATATAATAATGGTATCTGTGTTGGACCACCTATTAATATAATATTGTCAATCTCATATTTCTTACTCATGTTAATAACAGATAACAACATTTCATCTATCAAATCGTTAATTATCATATTAAAATATTGTCTTGAATATGATAATTTAACCGTATTTTTAATTATTATCTCGTTATTCTGTATTATTGGTACATCTTCTAATATAATATTATGATTTGTAGAAAAACTTAACTTTATTTTAATCTCTTCAGCATATTTTTTTAATTTATTTCTTAATTTCGTATTATTTGGATCTATACTATATTTACTATATATATCCTGTAAAATTATATTATCAATATCCAAACCACCTAGAGAACTATTACCATCTATATCTAAAATCTCACATGTGTTATTCTCATAATGATATTCAATAACAGTTGTGTCAATCGTTCCACCCCCTAAATCATAAATTATAAATTTTTTATTTGAATCACAAACATCATAGAAATGTTTGATGTAATATATTGATGCTGATGTAGGCTCATTGTATATTCTATATATATCAAAACCTGAATTTTCAACCGCTAATTTTAACTGATTCCTCTGTAAATCATTAAAATATGCTGGTATTGTTATTGCCGTTGTTATTTTTTGTTTATCAGATATATTAAGTTTTGATGATATTATTTCCCTTAAACCTATAAAAAATAATTTTACTATGTCAATTAATGATATTTTAATATATTTGTTATTATTATCATTATTGGTTAATATATTAAAATAGATGGTTTCATCATCAAGTGTATAAATATTAGAAAAATTGGATAATAGTTCTGTATTAATAACCTTACTATTTTTATTAATTCCTAAAAATCGTTTAAATTGATAAAAATAATTTTCATATATTTTTTGCTGAGATAAAGCTTCATTTGCTTCATAACCTATAATATAATGTTTAGAATAAACTAAATCATTCATTGATAAATTCTCATCAATCTCATCTTTATAAAAATATATTGTTGTTGGAATTAAAACATCTCCAGAAAAATCATCAAGAATATGTTGTATAGAATTTATAGATGCGTTAGAATTTTGTATTAAAGATATTACTGAATTACAAGTTCCAAAATCTATAGCTAGATATTCACCATTATTGTTTGAAAGAGACATATAATATGTTCTTAATAGTATAAATTTTAAATTATAAATTTTTGTATTGTTAATAAATCATGTGATAATAAAGAAATATAAAATGAATGTTATATAACAATTTAGTATTGAGTTTATTTTACGGGATGCCCGTAAAATAAAAATATAAATAATTAATTTATGATATAAAATATAAAAATTAAAATGATATGTTGGCCATCTCAATAGTACTTACGAAACACCCTCTATAATCCTCCATATGCGACTTAAGTACTCATTCGCCTCCGGATGGCCCTGTGCATCAGCACGTTCATACCATGTTCTTGCCGCAAAACGATCTATAGCAACACCATGACCAAACTCATATTTACAACCTAAACTAAACAGAGCATCTGCATGTCCCTGTGCTGCAGCAAGGCGGTGCCAACGAATAGCCTCTACAAAGTCCTTGGGAACACCTTGTCCCCACTCATACATTAAGCCCAATTTGTGTTGAGCGCTTGAATGACCTCGTGTTGCAGCAAGTTTTAACCATCGCACAGCCTCGACATAATTTTTGATTGACCAACTGTTATAGTACTCTCCAAGCGCAAATTGGCCAAAACTACTGCCAGCGGCAGCACTCTCTCTAGCAAGTTTAAGCCCATCCTCGACATTTGAAGCACCTTTGCCTGAAATAAGGCAGTATCCGAGAACACCCTTGCTGTGTACACAGCCTAACTCCGCTCCTAATTGGGCAAAACTAAACGCTAGTTTAGGATCCTTCTTAACATACCTTCTACCTTCAATCAACAACTGTGATATGAACGCATGAGAAACCGTATGCTGCATTATTGCGGCTTGTCCCCAGCTATAGAATGCTTCTGAGTACCTCTGTTCTGCGAAAAAGCGCTGACCCATCTCAAATAGATTTTGAGCTGCGTTTTTTGAAACAAGAAAATGGCTTCGTGAAATAACACAATGGGTGTAATGCCATGTGTTCCTTATACTGTAAGGGCTAAGTAAGCCCAAAAGTCGACACACAAGTAAAGTACGTAATGTACCGCGACATAACAAAGTGCGTAGTTTCCGTCGCCGAATACTGATGGGAAATACATTTAAATAATCAATGTGCATTTGCGACGCATGACGATTGCGCAGCACACACTTGATTGAAGACAAAACGTATGCGGAGTATGCTCGTAATTCTTGAATATTTTGATGCCCAACTTGCTGATGAGCGGGGTGACAATTCACCCACTCTAGAAAAGACATTTTATGGTACACTTAGTCATATATAATTTTCAACTTTTTTATAAAATATGATAATATTTTATAAAAAATGTTGGCCTTGTGCTCAACTTTTTTATAAAAAAAGTTGGTTCTCCGAATTCTACTTTTTATAAAATAAACATTAATTACAATTCTTAATAGAAGGTTTGTTTATAGTAAATAAAACCAAAATTTACTATTAAAAACTTATTGAGAGTTGCCTCTATTTATTTTGTAGATAAATATAAAAATATTTATAATTGTTTTTTAAAGTTTACCATTTGTAATCAAAAACTTTTTATTCCTATTATCAAGAAATATCAAGTTTTATGCAACGGACTTAAAGTGGATATTGGCATAATTTTTTATATTTATAATCATAACGTTATTAAAAATTTGTAGTCATATAAAAAGTATAAATACAATTATTTATACATTTTTAACTTTTTACACGCTTATTTTTTTGTATTCTTTTATAAAAGTCAATATATAAAATAAAAAAAATGAATGTATTTGCATATATAAATATTGCGTTTGATACACTTTGTATTCACTCCCCCCCCTCAAGATAGTATATCAAATCACGCATTGCGTCAATTTCAACAGCAGCAATTTCAGAACCGTAAAATATAGCTAGATGATAGTGCCATTCCGCTTTTTGGTAGTTTGAACATACCACCCATGCTCTAGCTGTCTCCAACTCAATAGATGCTTGTTTATGCGAAGATGACATACCTTTTGTTCGTCTCAATCGAAGTAATTCACCAATTGAATTAGGACATCCGTGGAAACTAGCCAGAATGTAAAACCAACTAGCCATAGGAAAATTACCCTGACTCCACAAGCTTCTTGCAAGGGCTTTATCATCAGTCCCGTTCAAATCTTCATCTTCTTTTAAAGTCCTTCTCAACCGACATCTGTCAGCTGTTTCAAGACACTTGCTCACTCCGTAGCCATTTTGGTACAAATCTGCGATCCGAGAAAAGCCATGCCTTACATTTAGCTTTGTCAAAAGGTAAAAGCATATCCATGCTTCCTTATGGTTACCCAAAGAAACTGAATGAGATCCACAAGCAAAAACTTCATCGACTGTTTTGCCTTGATGTTGTCTGAATTTTCTCTCACCATGAGAAATGTTAATTTTTCCATTTGGATCGTTTGGATCTACGGAAACCTGCAGGTCAGGATCAATTCCAGATGGTGGGGTGAGGAGTAATTCAGCATCCCTCTCCTTCTGCAGTTCAGGAAACATCCTCAATGCGGTGGCTATTGGTTCCCTCGAAAAAAAATCCATGTCACAAACAATTCTCTTTTTTTGAGGACAACGTTCTTCTGCTTCCTTGGCGTAAGCAACCGCAAGTTGTATATCTTGTTGAACGGTTTTCCTGCCACCAAGTCGCATCATGCTCAACCAAGAACATGCTTCACCAATCTGAAACTTAGAAGCATACTCAAAGCAAGAAACAGCTTGGCAAAACATTTCTCTTTGGTATAGCCGCCTCCCTTGGAAGAATAATTTCCAATAAGGAAATGGTAGTTTCGAAGGATTGAAGAATCTCTCAATATTTCTGATCTGCGATCTGCGCCGATTTTGAGGATTGCACGTAAGACGTCTTATCAAAAATACTCTGCTACACCAAACCAACAATTGTAATTTGGTGGCATGAGATAACGATGTTTGATGTGACGATGGTTGAGGTATCGATTTTTGAGATGACGAGGCCATATCAACGACTAGGGTATTTAAATATGATTTTTTTCAACTTTTTTTATAAAAAAAATGTTGGTTCATAGAACTCAACTTTTTTTATAAAAAAAATGTTGGCTTTATGCTCAAAACAAAAATTATTTAATAACTATTTTTTTTATTAAATCATAAAGTTTATTACCACTACTTTTTTTAGTTTTATTTTCTTTTCTACTATTTTTAAGTTTTTCAAGTCCATTATTTAGATCTTCCATAGTTATAACTTTATTATTACTATGACGACATATAGTTCTTCTTGAATTAGAATATTTAATATTTTGTAATAAAGTTTCAATATCACCACCAAAAAATTTAAATTGTTTGTAATTATCTTTAAAAAATACTTCTAAATCAATATCTGAATCTATTTTTAGTCCAAGTTTATAAACTTTTTGGATAAAAATTTTCATTAACTCTTGATATGAATAGTTGGTTATAGTAAATTTGAAAGGAAATCTTCTTTTCAATCCAGGATTAAAAGAAAAGAACATTTCATCAAGTTCATCAGGATAACCAGCAATAATACAAATAAATTTATTTTTATTATCAGATAAATTTTGATTTAATACATTTATACATTCAGCACCAAAATTATATTCTCTACCAGTAGTAGTGCCAAGAGCATAAGCTTCATCAATAAATAAAACACCACCCAAAGCAGAATTAATAACTTTTTGTGTTTTAGCTCCAGTTTGGCCAACATATTCAGCAATTAAATCAGTTGATTTAGCATAAACTACTTTATCAGATGAAAGTATTTCCATTTTATTTAGTAATTGTGAAATAATTCTTGCTAATTTTGTTTTACCACAACCTGGAGGACCCTCCAAAGTCATATGCATCATATTATTATTATTTTCTTCAGTTGTTAAATAATACAATAATAAATCAATAATATCATTTTTAATAGTTTGTAAACCAATCATCTTCTTTAGTCTTATTAATGGTTTTTTAATTTTATAAACTTTTTCTAAATTTATTGTATAAAAATTATCATTATATTGATATAAATTTTTTTTATATTTTGTATAAATATTAGGATATTTTTTTTCATAATAATTTGCTATTTGTAATAAATCTGCTATATTATCAATATTATCTTTACCAATTAAATTTATTAGATTTGTTATTTTAATATCTTTATCTAATTCATCTTTAACTTTTTCCTTCTCTTTTATTTTATCTTTTTTCTGTATAATATCTGATAATGATACAGAAAAATCATCACTATCTTTATCAGAATCTTCTGGTAAAATTAATTTTTTTTCATAATTAAATATATTATTACTTTTTTTTTCTATAACTAAATCAGTATAAAAAGATTCATCAATTATTTCTATACCATTATACCAACAATAAATATAATAAAGTACAGAAATTATAATTAAAAATATAACAAAATAAATATAAATGTCATAAAAAATTTCTTTTAAAGTTAATATAAATATAAAAGCTAAATATAAATAATCCATTATATATAATTAAAAAGTATTAAATATTTTACAAATTAATGCACTAAAATTATATATAATAAGTATTGGTAATTTTATAAAAATACAAAAAAATGATATCATATATCTTATATCAATTTTTTAATATAATAAAAAACAGTTTTTCTTGAAATATATGTGAAATTAAATAAGATATTTCACCATAACAATTTACACTACTATCTGTATTAGCTAATAATTTAGCATAATTATTTTTATCATAGAAATAAATATTATCAAAAGGATGAGATTTATTACCACTTAAAAAACCAATTTTAATCAAAACTGGAATTATATTTTGTTTATCATCTTTTTTAATATGATAATGTTCTTCAACAAGTTCATCAATATTTAAATCAGCATTAGAGGGAAAAGTTTTTTGACAGATACATTTATAGAGACATCTCTTATTAATATTATCAATAACTTTATTAATGTCATCAATATCTTTACGCATATTAGGATATAAATTTGGTATTTTTAATTGTTTAATTACACTAGTTGTAGTAAAGATGGATGAATCAACTAGTTCAATAAATCCATCAATATCTTTATTTTTTACTATATCAGATATTTTAAGGAAATTATCTAATTTATCCATAATAGATCTAATCATATATTCAATAGTAATGACAGTTTTATGATTATAGAATTGTTTATGTAAATCATATCTAGTTCTATAAATTTTGTAAAGATCATAACTTACTTTTTCTGGAAAGCAAATATTAGAATCCAATACTTTAACATTATCAATAATTCTTGATAATTGGAAAGGAGTATTTAACCCAAGATAAAACGAATCTCTACACAAATAATCTAGTTTATCAACATCTAGACCATTTAAATTATTTGATATGATTTGAAAGATAAAATTAGTTGGTGTTTCTGAATTTGGATTAATTAATTCAGCAATAAAATTATAAGCATCTTCATTAATAAATTCACTTAATCTAAATATTTCACCTTCTTCAAAAATAAAAGAAGTCTCTATTATTTTTTTTAATATTATAATGGATCTATTTTCGTGCTCTAAAAAATCTATAGATTCTTCTGAAATTTCTACATCATGTAGTTCTTCTTTGCTATGAAGCCATTCATCAAATAAATGACTAAAAGGACCATGACCTAAATCATGACATAGACCAGCAATTTTAATTAATTCTACGATATAATCATCAATAATATGTGATTTAAGATTTTGTAGGAATTTTATATTTTCTTCAGTATCATCAAGATTTAAATTTGTGAGTGCATAATTTTTAATAAAAGGGACTTGTAAAATAGTTTTATTAATATCTCTTGGTTCAGAATTTTGGATTAGATTATTTAAATATCTTTGTGCTAGATGATAAGTTCCGATAGAATGTTCAAATCTGGTATGGTTAGCATTTGAGAAAACATAATAACAAACACCTAATTGATGTAAATAACGCAATCTTTGAAAATATTTAGTATTGATAATACAATTGGCGACTCTTGAAACTGTGATTGTATCATGAATTACATCTCTATAAATTTTAGCCTTATCTAAAAATCCCATATTTGTAATATATAAATAGTAATATTTATATATTTAATCAATTTTTATAAAAATTATATACAAGATAGAAAAGCACTTGTTAATATCAAATAATTTGCGGAAGATTTACTCATAATATATGAATAATTTGATAATGTATTAATTAATGAAATTCTTAAATCTTCAAAGTTTGGACTTGTAGAAGGTTTATTTTTTAAGTACTGAATAAAATGTAATAAAACATCCATTGAATAATAACCTTCATTTTTGAATTGATTAATGATAGTAGCTATACCAGATACATCATTATTTAATATATTTTTTAATAAATTTTCTAATATATTTTTTGATGGGATATCACATATTTTATTAATATTTTCTATTGTTAAATTATTATAACAAGTAAAAGTTAATTCTAATATATTTATAGCTTGTCTAATATCTTTTTGAGAAACATCAAATAAATACAATAATGAATCATTATCAAAATTTATTTTTTCATTCGTACAAATTAATTTTAGTCTATTTAAATAATATTCTTGAGGGGGATTAGTAAATCTTATAATAACACATCTACTTTGTATTGATTCAATAATATCAGCAGAATTATTACAAATAAAAGAGAATCTAGTTTGAGGATATTTTTCCATTAATAGATTAATTAATCGCTGTGCTTTTGGAGTTATATTATCAGCTTCATCTAGAATAAGTAATTTATGTTGAGCATAATTTTCTTCAAATATTACTTTCTTTTTACAAAAGTTAATAATTGTTTCTTGAACTGATTTAATACCTCTATCATCGGAAGCATTTAATTCAAGAACAGCTTCGTGAATATTATTTCTTGAATAAATTGCTTTAGCAATACAATGTATAGTTGATGTTTTACCTACACCAGATTTACCAGTAAAAATAATATTTGGTAAATCTTTGTATAATATTATATTATTTATCTTATTTAATATAATTTTATCTAATACTAATTCAGATATAGTTCTTGGTCTATATTTTTCTGAAAACGGTAAAGTATTTTTACTCATTAATATTTTATTATATTATAACCTATTTAAATTTCTTATTATAATTAATAATCAATTTTTTAATTTAAAAAATATGTATTATCTAATAATATAATATGCCTAAAATTAATAAAAAAAATATTAAAATTACTAATTTCTTAAAAAAAAAAAAAAAAAATAATAAAAAAAAAATTATATATAGAACATCAGACTCATTATCTATATCCAATAATTCTAAATCCGATGTTACAAGTGATAATACTAAATCCGATGTTACAAGTGATAATACTAAATCCGATGTTACAAGTGATAATACTAAATCCGATGTTACAAGTGATAATACTAAATCCGATGTTACAAGTGATAATACTAAATCCGATGTTACAAGCGATAATACTAAATCCGATGTTACAAGCGATAATACTAAATCCGATGTTACAAGCGATAATACTAAATCCGATGTTACAAGTGATAATTCTAAATCAGTTACAAGTGATAATTCTAAATCAGTTACAAGTGATAATACTAAATCTATCTTTACTAAATCTAAAAAAAATTCATCATCAATTAATTCATCATCATTTAAAACACAATCAATATCAAGTAAATCACCAAAATTAAAATCTGAAACAGATTCAGATTTTAATTTTGATATTGATATTATTTCATCAAAAATTAATAAAATATCTACTATTGAAAATTGTTCAGAAACTAGTGAATTAGATAAATCATCAATAAAATCTCAAAAAGATAAAAATGATTTTACCACAACAAATAGTAATTCAAAATTTAATTGGGATTTTATGGAAAAACAAAATAAAAATACAATAACAATAGAAAAAAAAAATATTAGTATTACTATTGATGAAGATAATAATATAAAAATAAAATTTATATAAGTGCACTTTTTCTAAATTTTCCAAAACCATATCCATTTTTATAATTATCTTCTTTTTTAACTTCAATATTTTGTGGTGCTACTATTTCATCAGATATTTTTGGTATTACATCAATATTTTCTTTAATAATTAGATTATCTTCAATAAATTTTTCATCATCAATATCATCAAAAAGTATATTAATAAAGTTTTTATTAGTATCTTCATTTTTATTATAAATATAATTATCATCTTCAAAATAAAAATTTTGAATATACCAATTATTAACTGCATAAATTTCATTTCTTTTAGAAGACCATTTTTGATAAATAGATAATAAATCGGAAACATCTAAAACTAATGGAATTGAGGTTACATCATCTAATTTATCTTTTCTCCAAATTCTCCCAATAGATTGTGTGACTGTTTTGGCTTGTTTAATTGGTAATGCCAATAAAATAGTATCTAATCTATCAATATCCAACCCTTCTTCAGCTAATTGAAGAGTAGCAAAAATAATATCACCATCTTTTTCAGCCATTTTCCGTTCTCCTTTTTTAGTGCTTCCCATATAATAATACGTATTATAAATATGTTCTTCATTAGAATCTTTAATTAATTTATCAACACCAGATTTAATAACATTAAGATGTTCTATTCTTGAACTTAAAATTAATATTTTTCTTCCCATGCATCTCAAACTATCAATAAGTTTTATCATTAAATTATTTCTTGAATTAATTAAAGCTAAATTTTCAATCATTTTGGTATGATCTGGTCTTAAATCTCCATTAATCCATCTTTTTTTCTCTTTAAATAATACTTTATCATTACTTTTAAAAAATATTTTTTTTATAAGGACTCTATAATCACATTTTTTTTTCATTTGGTAAATAATATCACCAATCCAATTATGAACAACTTTCATCATACCATCTTGTCTTTCTGGAGTGGCAGATAATCCGATAGTATATTCAGCAGATGTTTTTAATAATGTTTTTGAGAACATTCTAGAACCAAGATGATGGACTTCGTCAAGAATAACTAATCCAAATTCGTTTAAAACATCTTGATCGTAATCAATAGCAGAAATTGAATGAATCATACCAATAACAATATCAAAATCAGTTTGAAATACTTTTTGTCTAATAATACCAACAGAAGCATTAGAGAAAGCCTGTATTCTATCTTTCCATTGATCTAGGAGGAATTCTTTATGGACGAGAACTAATGTTTTTAAACCCAACATACAAGCAATAGCAATTGCCAGAATAGTTTTACCACCACCACAAGTTAATTTAATAATCCCACCTTTAGGTTTATTTACAGCATTTTTAAACAAATCCATAACATATAAAATAATATTATTTTGATAATCTCTTAATTTACCTTTAAAACTAATATTTATTGTTTTATGTTTGAATTTATATTTTTTTATATTAAAATTAATAAAATACTCATCAACTCCATTAATAACTTTTATAGGTTTTAAAAATTTTGGTAAAACAATATAATTTTCATCTTCATAAAATATTTCATATGATTCTAATTCTGAACCTAAATTAGCAATAGGTTTAACAGTTAAATGATCTCTTATTTTATGTAATAAATTATTTTTAATTTTATTTTTTTTAATGCATAGACCATAATTATTTAAATAACAATCAACATGTTGAGTTTTATTTATATAACAATTAAAATTATCATTAATATTTATATTATTATCAGGATAAGACATATCTATATAATAGTATAATTAAATATATATATCAATTTTTATTTTATATTATATTAAATAATATGGAAAGAGAATTAACATATTATTATAAATATCTTAAATACAAAAAAAAATATTTAGAAATAGGTAATTTAGAAAACAGTAATATATTTGCTAAAAAAGAAGGAATAGACTATGATAATTTAATTATAACAGATGAAGGTAAATATAGTATAACAAAGAGAAAAGATGGAGAAAGATTATTAGAAATAATAAAAAAAGAAATAAAAACAACTAAAGACAAGATAATAACAGATTTAACAGGATGTGTAGGAGGAGATACAATATTATTTGGATTAAATTTTAAAAAAGTATATTCAATAGAATACAATGATAATAATTATAGAGCATTAGAAAATAATATTAAAGTATATAATTTAGAAAATATAAAATTATACCATGGTGATTCAACAAAGATTTATAATTGGAAAACTGATGTATTATACCTAGATCCTCCATGGGGGGGAATAAATTATAAAGAGAGGAATATAATAGATTTATATTTAGGAGATATTAGAATAGATATTTTTATTAAAGAAATATTAGAAAGAGAGAATAGACCGAGATACATATTTATTAAATTGCCTAGAAATTATAATTTTAGTAGATTATATAAGTTAAAAAATATGTATAAAAAAATAAGAAATTATACAATTAGAGGATATAATATAATATTTATAAAATAAAATATAAAAAAATTATATTTATAAAATATAAATGGAAGTAAAAAAAGAAATAAAAGAAATAAATGAAGTATCAAAATATATTGAAGAAAATAAATTCTTACTTTTATCATTATTATTCATTATAATAATGTTTATAAGTATAAACCATGATGTATATTCAACTCAGACAATAAATTTATTTAATAATTTATATTTTAAATTCGCATTATTTTTAATATTTATTAATATAATGTCAAAAAATTTAATACTAGCTTTAATATTAATTGTATTATTATTATATATTTTACAAAAAGTATCAATTTATAATATTAACAATGATTTTAATAGTGAATAAATATTAAATAAATATTTATTCTAAATATTTTATATATAAATATATATATAATAAAAATGCCAGATGATTTATCAATAATAAATTTAGATTTTTTAATATTAATATTAATAATAATAATAGTAGGTTTATTTATAGAGAAATTTTTTACATTTGATTTATCTGATAAAAATAATCTTTTAGATAAAAAAAAATATAAGAATTGTAAATCTGAATCTGTAGAAAATTATGGTAATTTAATAGATAATCCAGCTATGAATAAGTCTAATACAGATTATCAGCTTGTTTCAAATAATGATGCTACCCAAATAATAAATAAAAATGATAAAGATACTTTAACTGAATTATCAAATAATTATAATAATATGAATAATTTACCATATTTAGTAGATCCCAAAAATACTGGAAAAGGATTTTTAAATAATAAAGTTAAATTAGTTGAAAATCCAAATAGTCCACTTTTAAAATTAGATACAAAATATAAAAAAGAAATAAATGAAAATATTAATAAATGTCCATCTCCTCCTAAACAATTTTTTGATGGTTACAATAAATATAATGATTTACGAAAAGTAAATTATGCTAATGTTACATCAATTGGAAAGAATTTAATAGTTCCATATACATCTTTCCCAGTTGCTTCATAATAAAAAATTTAATTATATAATTAAATTTTATAATAATTTATTTACTTTTAGAATTTCTTTTTCTTGCTGCTTTAAGGTCATTACCAATTTTTTCTATTTCACTAACAATCTTTGATTTAGAATTCTTAGATAAATAATCTTCAAATAATTCTAATTTTTTTTTATTAATTGCTTTAAAATCTTTTGGATCTTTAACTGATGCTTTAGCAGTATCACCGAATTTTCTAGCAACATAAGTAATTAAAGCTGGACTAACACTGAAACCTACCTTTTCAGAAATTATTTTATTAACTTTTATACTTTCAGCTAATGATGGATGTAATGTTCTTTTTTGAGAACTACGTTTTTTAGAACTTTTTCTAGAACTACTCTTAGATCTTCGTTTACCACCTTCTAATTCTTGCATTACCATTCTAGATTGTTTATGAGATTTTCGTTTTTTTGAAGAGGCTTTTTTGGAACCTTTTTTAGATCTTCGTTTACCACCTTCTAATTCTTGCATTACATTTCTAGATTGTTTACGAGATCTTCGTTTTTTTGAAGAGGCTTTTTTGGAACCTTTCTTAGATCTTCGTTTACCACCAACTAGTGATTCATCATTACCACAAACTAATGGTTCGTCATTACCACCTTTTTGTTTGGAGTGTCTTTTGGAACTTTTCTTGGAACCTTTTTTAGATCTTCGTTTACCGCCGACTAGTGATTCATCAGGATCACCACCCTTTTGTTTAGAATGTCTTTTGGAACTTTTCTTGGAACCTTTCTTAGATCTTCGTTTACCACCAACTAGTGATTCATCATTACCACAAACTAATGGTTCGTCATTACCACCTTTTTGTTTAGAGTGTCTTTTAGAACTTTTCTTAGAACCTTTTTTAGATCTTCGTTTACCACCGACTAGTGATTCATCAGGATCACCACCTTTTTGTTTAGAGTGTCTTTTAGAACTTTTCTTGGAACCTTTTTTAGATCTTCGTTTACCACCGACTAGTGATTCATTAGGATCACCTAAATCACCACCTTTTTGTTTAGAGTGTCTTTTAGAACTTTTCTTGGAACCTTTTTTAGATCTTCGTTTACCACCAACTAGTGATTCATCAGGATCACCACCCTTTTGTTTAGAATGTCTTTTGGAACTTTTCTTAGAACCTTTTTTTGATCTTCGTTTACCACCGACTAGTGATTCATCAGGATCACCGCCCTTTTGTTTAGAATGTCTTTTGGAACTTTTCTTGGAACCTTTTTTAGATCTTCGTTTACCGCCGACTAGTGATTCATCAGGGTCACCACCTTTTTGTTTAGAGTGTCTTTTAGAACTTTTCTTGGAACCTTTTTTAGATCTTCGTTTACCGCCGACTAGTGATTCATCAGGGTCACCACCTTTTTGTTTAGAGTGTCTTTTAGAACTTTTCTTAGAACCTTTTTTAGAAGATTTACGTTTAGAGCCTTTTTTAGTTCCTTCTATATCGAGAGTTGTAGACATTTTTCTTGCTTTTCTCTTAGCTCCACCTTGATGCATTAGTTTACGCTGAGCATCATCAACTGACATAGCAACATCTTCAGCATGAAGTTCATCTTGATTAAAATTAGAATTTTTCTTTAAAGAATTTTGCATTTATATATATATATATATATAAAATTTAAAAATTGAATATAAAATAATAAATATTATATATATAATTATTATTCTATATATTTATATGGGAGTACCAGGATTTTTTAAATGGTTAAAAGATAATAAAAAGAAACTTAGAACAAAAAATCTTATAAGAGACACTATAAATAAAAAAGTAAAATATTTAATGTTAGATACAAATTGTTTATTACATCCATGTGTTAAAACAATAAAAGATAAAATTAATATAGATAATAAAGAAACAAGAGAACAAATAGAAGATAACATATTTGAATTAATAGAAACAAGAATATTAGATATGATTAATAAAATAAATCCAGAATACATATATATAGCAATAGATGGAGTAGCTCCTATAGCCAAAATATTACAACAAAGACAGAGAAGACATAGATACTTGTATGATACAAAGATTAAATTAAAGTATGATAATTTAAATGAAGAAATAGATAATATAGAATCAGAAGAAACTATAAGAGAAGATGGTATAATAGAATCAAGAATACCAATATCATCAATTGAACTAACACCTGGAACAGAATATATGGAAAGAATAAATAAGAGAATGATAGAATTAGTTAAAAAAATAGGAGAAGAAAATAAAATTAAATATATATATTCATCCTATCATGTTGAAGGAGAGGGTGAACATAAAATATTACAATATATTAGAAGTAATGTTAAATCAGAAGAAACGATAGTTATATATGGATTAGATGCAGATTTATTATTTTTAGCATTATCATTAGATATAGATCATGATTTATATATAATGAGGGAAAAAGCTATATTTCAAAACAAGACATTAGAAATAGAAGATGAAGTAGATTATAATTATGTTGAAATAAATGAATTACATAAAATGATTAATAATTTAAATATAAAAACGAATGATTTTATAATGTTATGTTATTTAGTAGGTAATGATTTTATTCCAGGATTATTAACGACAGATATAAAACGTAATGGATTAGATAAAATAATTAGTAGTTATGAAGAAGCCAAAAAAATTATTAATAAAGACATAATAGAAAAAAATAAGGATGGTAAATTAATAATAAATTATGATTTAGTATTAGAAATTTTTAAGAAACTTGAATATACAGAGTGGGGTATATGGAAAAATATAAACAGAGATAAACATGAAAAAAATGATATTCAAAGACAAAAAGATTTAGATAAATTTATTTCAGGTGATAATATGAGTACAGAATGTTTAGAAAAGATAGAATTTTCAAGTGAAACTGAATATTATAATTATTATCTTGGTATAAATGATTCTGTTATTGATAAAAGTATAATCAAGAAAATGGTAAAAGAATATATTACTGGTATGGAATGGTGTATAAATTATTATCTAGATGATTGTAAATCATGGTCTTGGGGGTATAATTTCATGATAGCTCCATTAATAAAAGATATTATAAAATATTTTCCAAAAATGATAAAATTAGAAAATGATAGAAGAGAATTATGTCCAGTTGAGCAATTATTATTAGCAATACCCATTGATACTTATAAATATGTTATAACAACTGAATTAATAACCAAAATAAGGAATAATAAAGAGATAGGCTACATGTTTCCAGAGAAATATGATATAGATATAAATAAGGAATCTTTATTTTGGAAATGTCAAGTTAAAATACCTATAGTTGAATACGATGAATATATAAAAAATATTAAATTAGTTAATATTATAGATGAAAAGAACCAAATTCAAGAAAATTTTTATAATTAAAAATTAATATAAATTAAAAAGTAAATAAAAATAATAAAAACAATAAAAAATGAGTTTATAATTATATAAGATTTTATTATTTATTAAATATAATTATATAATGGAAAATAATAAAAATACTTCAATATCAACTATACAGAAAAGATTATTTAGTATAAAAAAATTAATGGAATTATCAAATTTAGAAATTACGAATCCATTAAATAACGTTGATGAAACGGCAGATACAGATGTTTATATTGGACAAAAAGATAAGGAAAATAGGAGTCTTGATTCAAGAACAGTATTAGGTAAAAAATCATTAAATTTTTATAAAGTTATAAATAGATTAGATAGTAAATTAATATATGTTAAGAGTGGAGCATATGGTAATACATTTAAAGGAATAATTACAGATGATGCAGGAAATGAAATAATGGCATTTGCTGTAAAAATAGTAGCTTATCCAAAAAAAGATGGTTATGGTTCAATATATAGTTTAACAAGACCAGAGAATGCTGAAATATACATGTTAAAATTATTATCTTATTTTGTAGTTAAATGTCATACACCCCATTTAATTTTACCTATTAGTACATTTAATACAAGCATAAAACCATTTTTAAAATTACAAGAAGAGGAAATAGTTCCAGCTGATAATACTAAATACGCTGAATTTATAAAGAACTATGAGGATGGTAATTATTATGAGAATGTATCTGTTATAATATCAGAATGGGCAAATAGGGGTGATTTAGGGATGTTTTTAAAGAAAAATTATAAAAAACTTCAATTAATACATTGGCAATGCCTATTTTTTCAAATTATATCAACATTAGCAATTATACAGAGTAAATATCCATCATTTAGACATAATGATTTAAAAGCAAATAATATATTAATATCAAAAGTTGATACATCAAATATTAAATTATTATATAAAGTAAATAAAAAAGATTATATTTTACCTGCTATTGGATACTGCATATATTTATGGGATTTTGATTTTGCGTGTATACCTGGTATAGTAGAAAATTGTAAAGTATGTCAAGAATGGACCAAAAAAATTAATATTACACCCGAACAAAATAGATATTATGATATACATTACTTTTTTTGTACTTTAATATATAAAGGATTTTTACCAGAATTAATGACAGATAAAGATGTTCCGATAGAAGTAAAAAAATTCATAAATTATGTTTTACCAGAAGAATATAGACCAAATAATGATAGAAATTATGTTAATAAAAAATGTAGATTATTAGTAAATCATGAATTATATAAACCGATAGATTTATTAGATAATGATTTTTTTAGGCCTTTTATTAAAAAAAAATGATAAGAAAAATTTTTTATTATTTATTATTATAATAAAAAAATTACAATGAGTATAGAATATAATAATATTATTGAATTAGTTAATATATTATATGAATTTGTTTATGGAAAAAATACAGAAGAATATATATATACTATTTTAAAACCAGAAAGAATAAATATGAAAACACTTATAAAAGATAATAGTTTTGAATATCAATTTATACTTAATAGTTCATTAGAAAATAAAGATAATTTTAAAATCATGACAATTATAGAAAATAGATATTTTAACAAAGATGATGAAGATTATAAAAAATTAGTATTAAAAAAATATTTTAAAAATCATCCTTTAACATTAATAATACAAAAACACAATACTAAATATAAAGATACATTAAATATAATTGATATATATTTTGAATTATTTATTAATCAAATAATAAGTGAATTTATAATTAATGATAAAATACCTTTTTTTTTATTAAATATATGTAATTTTAATATAGAATTTGATAAACTTAGAGCAAGTAAAGATTTTTTTAATTTAATAGTAGAACAATATAAAATACTTGATACAAGTAATAATTCTAAATTTTGTATAAGTATATATGAACATTATCATAGTTATGATACATTATCCAATTTATTAAGTGTTGAATTATCTGATGATGAAATAAAATCAATATTTTTTCAAATATTTTTTGTTTATGCTTATTTAAATTATAAATTATCAAATTTTAGACATAATTATTTTTGTATAGAATCTTTTTTAATTCAAAAAATACAAAAAGATATAACATATAATTTAATCTTAGGTGATTTGTCTTTTAAATTAGTTAATCCAAAATTTATTTGTAAATTATTTAATTATAGATTTTCATCAATAGATGGTTTTAAAAATATATACGAAACAGATATAACAAATTCAACTTATGATATTTATTTCTTTTTTAAATCTATTTTAGATTTTAAGGAAATTGATAAAAAAAATTTACAAAAAATAAAAATAATTATAAGTAATTTTATTTCATATGATTTAATAAATTCTCCATTAATTGATGAAATTAAATTTAAAACTAAATATACTTTTTCAATTATTCCAATTCATATTTTATCAAAAAATAATTTCTTTGTTAATTTTATTAATATGAATTCAAAATCAAAAGAATTTAATATAAAATATTCAAAAAAAGAAAATTTAGATACTATGGATGAATGGGGATTAGAAGATGGTGATTTACCCCTCAAAAAAAGTAAAAAAACGAAGAAAAGTTCATTAAAAAAAGTTAAGGCTAATGATAAAAAATTGAGTAATTATATGACAAAATTTTCTTCTGATGAAGCAAATCAAAAAGATATTAATATTGAAGGTGATGATGATAATAATAAAACACCAGCTGATTCTGGTTATAAAAAATCTAAATCTAAGTCTATGTCTAAAGCTAAAGCTAAATCTAAATCTAAATCTAAATATAAAAATAAAACTAAAGAAGATTCGGTATCTTCATTAGATTTAGAAGAAGATGGAATGTTAATGAATAAAGCACCAGTTGCTAATAATAAAAATAATATGTCAAATATTCTTAAAAATATTAATACAGACCAATTAATTCCTGTTATAGGTGAAGTTCAAAATATGATGGATATTAATAAATTTCAAAATAATCAAGTTTATTCAAGTGATAATGGCGGAGAAGCTAAAATTATGGATAAAGGTATTTATAATCTCATTAATAGTGGTAAATTACCTATGCCTTTAATTAATTCATCTATGAATATGATGCCTCAACAAGAAAATTATATGGATACAAATGATCAAATGAATATGATGCATTCACAATTGATGCAATCTCAAATGATGTCACCTATGATGTCACCCTCTATGATGCAACCTCCAATGATGCAACCTCCAATGATGCAACCTCCAATGATGCAACCTCCAATGATGCAACCTCCAATGATGCAACCTCCAATGATGCAACCTCCAATGATGCAACCTTCAATGATGCAACCTTCAATGATGCAACCTCCAATGATGCAATCTTCATTTTTAGATATGGAAGAGGGAATGGGTAAATTACCTATGCCTACTGTTAATTTAAGTAAAGAAAATTTACTTTCTGATAATAATATTAAATCACTTAATACAAATATAAATGAATTAGTAGGAGGTTCAACTAATAATTTTTTTTTAAAAAAAAAAATATAAGTAATAAGAAAGCTTCAAGCAAACAAAAAGGTGGTAAAAAAATTATTCCAAAATATGTACAACCAATAAATACACCGTATAAATCAAATGATAGTAAAAATATATCAAATGAAGGACCAGAACAAAAATCGAGTCATAATGTTGGACAAAATGTTGGATATAACGTTGGACAGTGGCAAGGACAAGAAAGTTTTATATCTTCACCAAAACCAGGTAAATCAACAGCAGCTGATAAACAGGCAACTATACCCATAGAGCCAATAGCATTAACAACACCTTATATGCCTCCACAATTTCAAACACAATTAAGTAATTTTATGAAAAATTTTTATACTCCCTTTATTTATAAGGACTATCATATTAATATAGGTGGTCCAGATGGTGATCATCTTCATGCCTCTATGATTTATGAAGATGCTTTACCTCAACCAAATATATACACATCATATAAAAGCTTAAAAGAAAGAAATAATTTAACACTACATGTTAGAAATACCTTTATACAAAAAGAAGAGGGTGAAGGTATAACTTTTGGTGGAAGAGATAATAATATATTATCAAGATTAAAATTAATAGCTCTTAATCCATATGATACAAATAAATTTAGTAATAATCCATATGATAGTTTACCAAAAGACATGTTTATATATAATTCATGCTATCCAATAATGTTTGATAAAAGTGGTTCAACAACACAATGTAAGAAAGACAGTAGCGCAATTAACATGCGTACATATAGATTAACCTTAGCAGAATCTATGTTATTAAATCAAATTATTAAAAGACCGATAGTATTTGATACAACATATGATTTTAAAAATAAAGAATTAATAAGAGATATAATATATGTATTACAAGATGATAATTTAGATAAGGAAAAAAAGAAATTAAAAATATCAAATTATTTGGACAAAGAATTAGAAGAAAAAGATGATCCAGATAAAATAAAATTTTTAAGTTCTTTTGATTTTGGAAGTAAATTATTAGAAGAACAAAAAAAACAAATATATAGTTTTTTTAATAATAAAATAAATGATAAATTAAAACAATTATCTTTTAAAGATTATAATATTTGGCGTGAAATATATTATTATAAATTTATAAGAGAAGAAATATGTAAAAATTTAATATCACCAAATTTTGTTCAATCATATTGTTATTTTATAGATAATAATTCAAGGATAAATTTCAATAGAAATGGAAAAACAAATTTAATAAATAATTTAACAGAAATATATTCTAAAAAGGTTTTAATATTATTAACAGAATCACCAAATTATAATTTTTTTGATTGGTGTTCTGATATTTATGAGAAAGATTTTAATATAAATAAACAAATTTATAGAGGTTTCAAGTCAGATGATGAATGGTTTAGTATAATAGCACAAATGTTAATATCTTTTTATATAATGTGTAAAAAATGTTTTACAATAACAGATATGGAATTAAAATATAATTTTTATGTTAAAGAAGTAGGAGTAACTAAAGATAGTACTCAATATTGGAGATATATAATTAATGGAATAGAATATTATATTCCGAATCATGGTAATTTATTATTAATAGACAGTAATTATAGAGATTTAGATCCAAAAGAGAATAAATATAAAATTTATTCTTTAGATTTTGAAGAAAATATAAATGAAAAAAAAATATTAGAAAAGAAAATTACAGAAATGGTAATAGATAATGCTTTAAAATGTATAAATTTTAATAATTTTACTCAAGATTTTAAAACTTCAGGTGGCGTTGCTCCATCTGAAAAAGTTAAAAAATATTTAGATATAATTAATAAGGATATTGAAAATTTAAGTAAAAGTTCAAATTTATCAAATTTTAATAAAAATTTATTTATTAATGAATTTAATGTTATTCTACAAACAAATTTAAAGAATTTTGTTCATAATAGAATTGGAACACCATTAAGAGAACCAGAAGTAAGATATTTATCAAAAGGAGATGTTAGACCATTTAGAAAAGGAGAATTAATATTATACGAATCTAAATGGTTAACATACGAGATAGTATTATTTATGGGATTTAAAGATGGAAGTGATAATGAGTGTAAAATTTTAACAAGAAATCATGAAAATAAAGAATTAATAGAAATGATAAAACCATTAGATATTTTATATCATTATTCGATAAATGAAATAATAAAACAAGATACAAAACCAGGTGAACCGTCTACGAGTTTAGATTATATAATTGAAAGTTATGAAATATAATAAATTTTTATAATATAATAATATATTATAATTATAGTGATGGATATAAAAGAAATTATTATTAAAGCTGAAAAAGAAGAAGATTTATATTATAAGAAAAATATAGAAGAAAATATAGATAATTTTATAATATTATCGAATTTAACATTATTATCAAAAGTACAGAAATATGATAAATTAATTATAAAAAAGAGATTAAATAAGAATGATATAAATTTTGAGATACAAATAGATAATTCATATCTTCCTTCTATAAAAAGATTTTTTTATGGAGATGATAGAGATAAAACAATAGAATATTTGAATAAACTTATAAATTATGGTATAGAAAAATATAATGAAGAAAAGAAGAAAGATAATAAAATAGCCATGAATAAAATAGCATCTCTATTAGAAAGTTCTAAATTAGGACTATCTAATTTAAAAATTACTTATAATACTGATCAATCAATAACTTCTAAATTAGATATAATAATAGATACTATAGATGTTTTTCGTATAAATATACACAGTATATAATTTTTCAAAAGATTTTTTATATATATAAATAATATATATGAATTACAGTTTTATAAATAAATATACAAATAATGATTTTACATTTAAGGGTAATTTAATATTTAATTATCATAATGATGAAAATAAAGATATAAAAAATTATAATAAATATACTGATATAGATAATAATAATTCCACAGAAAGAAATAATTGGGCTACAGAAAATAGTATACAAAAATCATTATTAAAGAGTGTTTATACACCAACTCCATTAGGAGAAGTATTTTTTTCACCAGATAATATAAAAAGATTACAAAATAAAATTAAAAAAAGTATATTTATTGAATCAAAAGGTAAATATAAATTACAGGTAGATCAAAATGAATCTGATTTATTAATAGTTATGAGAGCCGTATATATACAAGATTCTTATAATTCACCCTATAGAATAATCCATCAAGTTAAAGAATTAAATGAAAAAGTTATTAATAGAATATTACCAGATATGATATCAAATATAAAACAAAATGAAGAATATCTTAATATAATTGATAAACCAATTGATCCCATACCTTTGCCTGTTAATGTTAGTAGAGCTGGAAGATTATCTTTGCCTTCAGTTACTACAATATGGAACTAAAATAATTTATATAAATTATTTTATTATATTTTATCTCATTAAGTTAAAATCATAAATACTTGGTTTAACATTTATTAAAGCTGAATATGTGTATACAAATAATGTTCCTCTTTCAGAACTAACTGAATAGAAATCACCATCGGTAACATTAGGAGTTCTAGCATCCATAAAAGTAAGAGGCTTAATTTTACTTACGTCCTTGCTCATTAAGTTTAATGGATTGTAATAGAAAACAACATCACCTCCAACTTCAGAGTTGTGATTTGCTCTTACTAAAGCACTGCATCCAATAATCATATTTTGATCACGTGGAGATAATTCTACAGCTACAACTGATTTAATATCAAATCTTTGTACATTTCCAATATTTAAAGAATATGAAAAATCTACCTTAGCTCTATGTATTTTCTCCATAGAATTAACAGTGACTGGTAATCTTAAAACTTCATATGGTCTAGCAAGTCTTCCTAAGTTAATAGTTTGAAATCTTCTATGAACATAAAATACTAATATATCTCTGCAATACATTACACTTTGGGTTTTAACAGTTAATTGTCTTTTGTGAATGTATAATTGTCTTTGATATAAAGCATGATTTAAATTATAAGTTTTTTTTAAGTTATTATCCATTGGAGAAATTCTGTAGGAAATCATAGGAATAGTTGTAATATGTGTGGTTGCTAGATTTGATAATGGAGAAGTATTAGTGCTAATACCCATAACAGGTGCTGTGCATACTATTATAGGTCTGATAGAAAAAGCACTAAATAATTTTCTTAAGATGGTGCCTTCATCTTTAACATAAGCAAAGTCGGCAGCATCAAAAACACTATTTCTACATGTATCAATAGCACCAATAAAAGAGTTTAAATCATTAGTATAATATTTACCTTGTCTTAAACTTAAAACAGCATCCCATAATTTAATTTGTACATTGACTCTGGCATGTAAATCAGTAATAGGTTTTGATTTGCCATTTAAAATATAGTTATAGTCAACATTACATGCTACTTCTGAAGGATCAGTTGAAATATCATAAAATAATTCATAATCAGGTTGTGTTTCTAAATGTGAACCTTCATAACGTTTTTGTACTATATTTGAAATTGAAGCTAATAACATATGTTGTTCAAGAAATTCAATTTTGGGTAAGAATAATGCTGCCACAACAGGATGAATGTAAGAAAAGATATTAATTCTTTGTCTATCAAATTCTCCAACAATAGCACCAATTGAAACATCATTGTAAATCATAGATTGTAAAATTACTCTTTGATGTAATTCTTTAGTAGCAGCATTTAATTGTAAAATACTTTGTAATTGTTCCATTTCATCTGGTCTAACTTCCATCTTTGAACTATAATTGCTAGTTGCCATTTGGAACCCTAATGTTCTACCCATATCATTTTGACCAATTTCTAAAAATTCACTATTTTGTAATACTTGTTTATTTCTAAAGAGAATTTGTAAGATACTCTGCATTTCTGAATCATCAAAATTATATTTCTTTTTATATTCAGCAACTTTATTGATATATTCTTTTATAGAAAGACTGGGATGTTTTGTAGTTAATTTTTCATAAATTTTTTCAGCAAGTTTTCTTACTTTTCTTAATTTTTCTACATATTTAGAACGTATATTTTCAACTATTTCTTCATCCCTATATTTTGATCTAAGTTCTGATAATAAAAATTCAGTTGGTCTTTTGTTTTCTAAATTTTTTCTTAAAAGCTTATTAGCTTCTCTTTCAATATCTTCACCTTCAGCAATTTTTCTTGATGTACCTTGAGCAGACATACTAGTATATATTATTAATTATATATTTTTTTTTTATATAAAAAATGATTTATATTATATTATAATTTTTTTTATTAAATTTTTTCTATATTAATTTCTGTTATATTTTTATCAAGAATTTCAATCATATATATAAATTCTTCTATAGATTTATTTCTAATATTTTTATTATTTTTATATATTCTTTCATTTGTTCTATTAATATTTTTAAAATTCATTTTTTTAACCGAAGTTCTATTTAAATCTATAGCAAAATCTAATTTCCTATTTTTTTTATTATTTTTATATTTATTAATATAATACGATGGAATAACGCAACTAATATAACCATGTATCTCTAATAAATCCCAATTTTGTTCTCCATGAATATAATTTTCTAACACATCCCCTCTTGATAATATATCTAATATCCTATAATATTCATTTTCACATATAAACTCATGATAATTTTCATGTATCATTAGAGGCATTAATACTTTTTGAGATTCAAATAATTCTAAACAATTATCAATCGTTGAATATTCAGATAGCATCTTATCTGTTGCTTTATATAAATCATAATTTTGGTCTTTTTTCTTCATAATTTCTATAAATTCTTCAAATATTAAATTTGTTATTTTATTATTTACATAATTTATCTTTAATTCATCAAGTTGAATTAAAATTTTTCTTAAATCAGTTTGACAATATTCAATAAACTTTGGTATAATATTATATTCAATATTTATTTTTTCTGATTTACATATATCATATATCCATTTAATTATTTCACTTTGAAATGGAGGATAAAATTTTACTTCATTTGAATATTTTTTTGTTTCATTTAATTTCTTATTATGTTGATTATTCGTTATAATTATTATAGGTATCCATCTATTATAGTTATTATCCTTAATTATATCAAATATTGCTGTTTTATCATTTAACGTTATAACTGATTGATATTCATCAATTATTATAACTTTTTTTAAATTATTTTCCATTAAATTATTATTTGCTAATTTTATTATTAATTCAATATCTATTTTACTATTAATCTGATTTAAATGAATAATATCATAATTATTTTCTTTTAAAATTAAATTAATAATTGATGATTTACCACACCCATGTGAACCAGTTATTAATAAATTACCTTTCCTTTTACTAAATTCAAATTCTTTATCTGATAAATTTACTAATTTTTTTTTTTTACTTTTTGCTGATTTTTTTAATAAACCATTTTTTTTTAAATATAGTTTAACTTCATCATATGTTTCTAACCAATCTTCTATATATTCAATATTTTTTTTTGAACCTATTATATCTTTTTTACTTCTAATAATATATTTATTTTGTATTAAATTACTCATATATAATATATATTATATATCAATTAATATATAAATCAAATTTTTATTAATTTATTTCTTCTAATAATTTGTTTATTTCTATATCCTCTTCTGTATTAAATGTATCAGAACTAGAATTATCTGAAGTATCTTCTAAATTAATTTCTGAATTAATCAATTTATTATTAATTTTTTTTATATTGTATTTTAATAATTGTTTTATTTTTTCAATTGTACTATCGTTTAATATTAATGTTATTGTATTAAATCTATTATTTATACCATAGTTAAAATCATTTATAAATAATGATAAATCAGATATATTTGATTCATTATTTAATCTCTGTTGATAAGGTATTAATTTCTTTTCTGTTAAATGTATACCATTAACACATCTTTTTATATTTTTCCCTTCTATTGTAAATTCATCTCGTAAATTACAATAACATTTTCCATATATTAAATCATTATAACAAATTTTTAATTCTTTTAAACATGCTCCAAATTTACAATTAAAACCTCCTGGACACTTTTTATATAAACAATTTTTACACTCTTTCGTATATATTATAAATTCATTTAATAATTCTTTATTCTCATTTATATCTATTGTACTTAAATCATCACATAAATTTATTAAATAATATATATGTTCTCTTATAGTTTCTTTTTTTTGTTCTTCTATACTATGAGCAAACATACATTTTGTTTTATATAAACATTCATTATTATTTACAATATTATAACATAGTAATTTTTTAAAATTAATATCTTTTTCCATTGTTTATTTATATAATAATTTTTTTATATATATATTATATTTATAATTATGGATAATTTAAATACAATATTAAAATTTATAAATATAAATAAAAACTTTTCTGATTTAAATTTAGTACAAAATTATATTAATTCACTTAATTTTGATAAATTAAGAGGTGGTTTTAATGATATAGATATTAATAATAATACAGATAAAATAGATATTGCTGAAAATACAATTGACAATATTAATATTATTGATAAATATACTATTAAGGAAGGTACAGTTTTATTTCATGCTTCTAAAAATAAAAGTATTAATAATAATAAAATTAAAATTGGTGATATTAAATTATATGCTTATTTTACAAATAATCTAGATACAGCTTCTAATACATTAAAACTTTTTGATTCTAATGAAAAATTTATTCATGTTTTTAAAACAAAAAATAATATAGATAATCTTATTTTGGATATATCTAGTTATAATGAAAAAAATTTGTTGCCTATTAATCAATATGGTGGTATTTGTTTTAAATATCCTACCGAAAATAGAATACAAAGATTTAAAAATAATTTAAATATTCATCATGATATTGTTATTACTGAAAAAAAACAAAATGATAATATAAATTTAGAATTAGCTTTTTTTAACCTAAAAGATAATTTAGAATATTTATATTCATTTAATTGTCAAAATATTAATTAAATAATTTTTTATATTTATAATTTAATGATAAGATATAAAGATATTTTTAAAAATACTTTAAAAGATAAATACACTATTAATTTTGATAATGATAATATTATTATTAATGATAATATAAAATGTAAATATTCTCTTTTATTTATATCTAAAAATATTTCTAAAAATTTATTCTTGCTCATTTGGAATGATTCAAATATTTATTCTGATGAATCCTCTAAAATAATATCCAAAAATATTAGAGATTATTTTCTTAATGAAAAAAAATATTTATTAAATAATAATAATCAATTAATTTATGAAAATGATTTACAAAATTTAATTAAATCTATTATACAAAATAATAAAAAAATTAATGATATTAATACAATTTGGATTGTTAATAATACAGAAAATAATATTAATAAATTTTTTTTAATAACAGAAATTATTAATTTCTAATTTATAAATATGAATGACTGATTTTATTTATATTTATAATACTATTCTATTCGATAAAATTAATTTAATTAAAAATAATTCAAAAATCAAAATTATTGATTCTAATATTTGTTATGAATGTAATGAAACTTTTAATCAGAAATTTATTTTTGATAAATTTAAATTTACTTCATATCAATATCATCTTTTTGTTAAACATTCCAAAATTAACCCTATTTTATATGAAAATTTATGTAAATTAGATATTGATAACTTTTATTCTTTTGGTCTTTTACATTCTAATAATATAAATATTATTGATGGTATTTATGAAGAAGGTAGTTATAATATCTTTATTAATAAAAATAAAAATATTTTTAATACTCAAAAATTTTATTTTTCTGAACATTCTGGTTTTATAATTTTTAAAGCTAATATTGTAGATAAAGTTATTGTTTTAAATGATTATAGAACTGATAAAGATGATCCTTTCATTTTTTTACCAAAAAATAATATTGAAGCTTTAAATGTTCCCTATATTTTTCATACTCATCCTAAAACTCCAGAATTATTTTCTAGATTTGTTAATGATGATATTTTATATGAGTTTCCATCTTTAAATGATATTTATCATTTTATTGATCATCATAATAGAGGTATATTAAATGGTTCTCTTGTTATAACTCCTGAAGGTATTTATAATATTAGAAAAAGAACTTTTAATGAAAAAAAAATTATTATAGATGAAGATATATTTGATAATCTTATAAATGATGTGTATATGGAATGTTATAAACAATCTTACGAAAAATATCATAAAATAAAATTTAGTGAAAATAATTTTTATAAACATATAGCTACAAATTTACAATATATTAAAAATATTAATTCAGTTCTTGAAAAATTTGATATTACTATTGACTTTATTTGTAGAGTAAAATCTAAAAAAATAAATAAAAAAGATAAACCAAAATGGATTATTCCTAATTTTTATTTACCTATCATTAACTAAATTATAATTATTTTTATAATATATATATATATTATTAATGGAAACAATATTTTCAATTAATCATTTTTTTATAGTTTTATTTATACTTGTTTTAATTAATCTTTTTGTTTATTTTCCTGTTTGGTTTGTTTTTATTAATGCTATGGGTATTTCTACATATAGATACACTAATAAATTAGTGCGTGAATCATCGTAGATAAATTAATATTATTATTTTTATTTTATATGTAAATATAATATATATGTCATTTTTTAGTGGCTTTCAAGATCCTAAAAAAAATAATGGAGATTATCTTTATATACCTTCTCTTAGTGAAACAATAGGCACTGTTAATATTTCTCTTGTTGCTATAGTTAGTGTAATTATTTTTATTGATTCTATAAAAAAAAAAAAAAATTTTAATATAATATTAAATATTATATCTTTTATTTTAGCAATTATAATATTAGTTGTTTATTATATTCAAAGAAATATAATAACAGAATTTTATATTAAAAATGAAAAACCCGATGAAACAATAAATAAAATATATTTTTCATTAACAATTATTATTACTTATATATACATGTATTATGCTACTTTTATTTAATCTTTACATTACACCTTTTTTCACTGAAAAGTGGGAGAGTTAAAAAGTAGTAATTGCACCCTTGAAACTTAATCCTTTTTAACGGGCTTGCATCTACTTGCCAAAGGCACCTTCGGTGACAGCTTAATAATAAAGCGGTTAGATGCTTTTATATTTTAAACTACTATATGAAAAGCCTTATAATTTCGCTTTGAGAGCTTAGGAATTTCAGTAGGAGTTAATAGGAAATATACAAACCATATTATAACTAATAGTAAATTAACAAAACTTTAAATAGTTTTTACTGTCCTACTTTTCAGTGAAAAAGGTGTAATTATTTTAAATTTAATTATTACTATAGACTATATTTGCAAACTTATTGCTTATAAGTTTAATTATTTTTATTTCATATAAATTGATTAAATTATTTAAAAAAAAATTATTTTTTTGTTAGTATATACTATATATAATTATAATATGGATTCTGATTCTGATTCTGCAAAAAAAACAAATTATGTAAAGATTATATTAATTGTGGTTGGGGCTATTGTTGTTATTTGGATATTACAACAATGGATAAGAGGATGGCCTATTGGAAGTGGATATCTTGAAAATTATCAACCAATGACGCAAAATTATATTTATACAAATAAAAACGATATAGCTGATAAATTAGAATATGGAGAATTACAAGAACCATCTTTAAATCCTAAAAGTGATGGTAAAGTAATGGGACCTAGTAGTAATTATGGTGTAAATGAAAATAGTCCTACTGATGTTTTTGATAGAAGAGGTTTTAAATGGACTGAAAATTCTAAAAATCCCCTTGTTGATGAAATTACAGAACAATCTGATAATCAACAATTAAGAAAGAATTTTGAAAGAACTTATATGTTAGATCCTGTTGGTGATACTGCCCAATATGATATTACTTATAATACTATTAGTCCAAATTGCTGTCCCGCACAATATGCTCCTCCTTTTCCTCTAAGTGATAATAATTGTGATTATGCACAAAAATATGTGGCAAATCAATATAGTGGTATGAATTTTAAAGATGGTTATGGATGCACTTGTATGACAAAAGATCAAGCTAAATTCTATGGTAATAGAGGTAGTAACACTGATTAATTAAATTTAATTATTTTTATATATTATATAAATAATATATATTATGGGTTCTAAAAAAGATTTTAAAGTTATTCTTTCTAAAGTAGAATGGTGTGGTCATTGTAAAGATTTTTTACCAGTATTTAATAAATCAAAAAATCTTGTTAAAAATAATAATATGTTTAAAAATGTAAATATGGATTTTGAAGTTTATGATATGGAAGAAGATAAAGGTATCTTTGAAACTAAATATTCAGAATTAGTAGATAAAGTAGAAGGTTATCCAACTGTATTTTTAGCACAAATAAAAAATGATAAATTATCAAAAACTGTTGAAATTGGTCATGCTAAGGAAACTCAAGAATTTATTAAATTATTAGAAGATGCTTATAAAAACTTTTCTGGACAAAAAGGTGGTTTTGAAGAAGAAGAATTATATAAACAAAAATATTTAAAATATAAAAATAAATATATTTTATTAAAAAATAATTTATAAGAGGGAGGAGATATACATTAGTTGCGGATACTCCACAATACGAAAAATTTATAGAATACCAAATTTTTTATAAAATTCTTGAACCAAAATACTTTGATTCATTGAAAGAGATATTTAGAAAAAAAAATTTAAATTTGATCAGTATTACTCACAATGCAGAAACTAATAAGGCTACTAGTGCAGTTAAAATGGAACCATCATCAGATGATGATAGTAAGCAAAAACATAATCCTAATCCAATGAAACAATACTTTGATTTAGTAAAAAATGTATACCAGTTTATATCAACGATTAGGTTCGAGGTTGAGTTATTACTTGAAGGAACTATGCATAATAACTACGTATTTCATTTTGGTCATAGTTGGTTTATCACAGAACAGCCTGGTGCATTTTGACTCCTATATATGAACCTAATTAGTGTAGATTAAAACTAAAGATAATTATAAAAAAAATTATAATAAATTTTTATATTATAAAATTAATATGTTTAAATATTAATTATTATTTAATTATTAATATTATTATGGATTTTAGATATTTAACTGAAAGTAAAAATGAATTTTTTAATTTTTTATGTGAAATTTTAACTCCAAATATTTATCATGGATTATGTGAAATGTTGGAATATTCAATTAATATGTATAATATGTTAGAAGAACGAAGAAAAAGAGATAGAACAATTAATAATCCTGGTGTAGTTAATATTTTTAAAATGTGTTTAAGAGATATTTCAACTCTTAATAATTTAGAAATTGAAAATGAATATAAAAAAATTAAACAAAATAGTAAATGTAGTGAATGGTTTGATGAATTAATTAGATGTACTTTTAAAAGTCATGTTTTATTTTTAACTTATGACCCAACAATTGAAAATTCAACCTATAAAGATAGTGAAATGTATAATTCATTATCAATTAAAGATTTTATTCATAGATGTTATGTAGAAAGTAGTGAATATTTCTTGGATAATTGTGATATATTTGTAAAAAAAAGTGATAGAAAAGAAAAAATTTACGAAATTATAAAAAATTGCATAAGTAATTCTATAAGGAAAACATTACCATATAATGAAATATTAAAAGAATATATGAGAATTAATTTTACTATAGAGAAGAAAAAAGAAGAATCAACCAAACTTTCAGATATAAAACAAATGGTTTATGAAATGATTAATAGGAATAAATACGGTGACAAACCATTAGTTAATAAATTAGTTCAAGATAGTCCAAGTTCTTCTAGTTATAAAGGTGATCTAAATGATATAGAAGAATTTATTAATTTAGAAGAAAAAAAAATGGAACCTTCTAAAGTTTTAGAATTGCAATTATCATCTAATGAAGGTTTTGGTAATAAATTAATAACAAGCACTATAGAAGATAGACTTGAAATGAAAAATCAAGAAATAGAAAGAGTTATGGAAGGAGGAAATAAATTAGAAAAGATAACAGAAAACAATTCAGAAACAAGTTCAGATAGTTTAGAAATAAGTAATAAAAATGATTCTCATTCAGAAATAAATTATAAAAACGATTCTGAAAAGAGTTTAACATCAAGTTTAAATGATACAAATACATCAGAAGTAAAAGTTATAACTAGTCCTCCAGCCGTAAGAATTAATAAAAATGAAAGATTAAAAGAAATAACATCAAAATCAGATATAAAAAAAAGTATAGAAATTATTAAAAATAATAGTAGTACATTATCAGAACAAGAAAAATATTTTGATGTATTAATAAAATAAATAATATATAATTTATTTTTTTATAAAAAAATATAATTTTAATATATATATATACAAAATGAAATTATTGAATCAAATTCTATTAACTTTCTTAATAATGTTTGCTGTTTTATACATTTTATTTAATATGAGAAGTTTAAGAGGTGGTAATATGTTTGGTGGAGTAGAACTTAAAAGACCATTATTAATATCATTAATTGGAACTTTATTATTTTATTTATATATGACTTGGGATGAAGAAAATAATGTTCCTTCATATAGTATTGCTAATAAAAGAATGAATTTTATGAATGAATCAAATAAAATGAATTTTATGAATGAATTAATTAATAATGAACCATCAATATTTTTAAGTCCAAGACAGCAACCTTTTGGTGTAGGATATTAGAAATATAATCATAATAAAAAATATAAATTAATTATATAATTAATTTATGACTGGAGTTAGAGATGTTATGATTGGAGGTGATAAAAAATTACAAATTAAGGAATTTAAATTAGATAGTATGGTAGAAAATCCTGCTATAGTTATGATTGCTAAACGAGCATCAGGAAAAAGTTGGGTATGTAGAGATATTTTAAGAAATTTTAAAGATATACCAGTTGGATTAATAATTGCACCTACAGAAAAAATGTCTGATCCTCCATTTTATTCTGATTTTTTTCCTGATAGTTATATTCATTATCAATATAAAAGTGAAATTATAGAAAGAATGTTGTATCGTCAAGATGTTATGATTGAAAAACAAAAGGAAAAAGCAAAAGATGGTAAATTAATAGATCCTAGAGGTTTTATACTAATGGATGATTGTTTAAGTAAAAAGAGTTCATGGATGAAAGACCAACCTATTATGGAATTATTATTTAATGGTAGGCATTATAGATTAATGTATATATTAACGATGCAATTCCCTTTAGGTATTACACCAGAATTAAGATGTAATTTTGATTATATATTTCTATTGGCAGAAGATTTTTATTCAAACTTAAAAAGATTATTTGATCATTATGCAGGAATGTTTCCTACTTTTGAATCATTTAGAACAGTTTTTAATGTTGTTACCCAAGATTTTGGTTGTATGGTTATTGTAAATCGTGGTGCTAGAAGTAGTTTTACTGATAAAGTTTTCTGGTTTAAGGCATCAAATCAAAATATTGGTATGATCGGTTGTAAACAATTTATTGAATATCATAATAATAATTATGATACTCTCTGGAAAAAAAAGAATAAAAAATTTGATATTATGGATTTGTGTGGTAAAAAAGCTGCCAATGATAAAACTTTAATGGTTGAAAAAATAAATGATAAAAAAAATTAGATTAAATTATTTATAAATATAATTTAATAAATTATAATAAGAAAGAATGAATAATTCAAAAAGATCTGCTTCTATTCTAGAATATATATTAGATCATCGTCATGATATTATTCATAAATTAGAAAATAATAAATATTTTGAACAAAATGATGATGATATTACTGAAAATAAAATTACTAATGATATTGAAATTCTAATCAAAAATGAAATTCATGAAAAAAGAATTAGTAATAAAAATAATAATTATTATAATATGCTTAAATGGTATTGGATTTATCTTTTCTATGGGTTTATTGGTGGTGTCTTTATAAATTCTATCTCTAATACTAATATACTTAAATATGATATGTTTTTTAATATCCTATCAAGTCCTATAATCTATTATCATTCACCTAAAAATATACTAACCAATATCTCTAAACAAAAATTTATTAAATGTTATACTATTCCTTTTATATTTGGACTTTTTTTTAGATTTTTAGATTATATACCTGCTCTTAATTCTTTTGCTCTAGATCCAAATTATATTATTTCTACTCTTGATTATGCCCTTGTTGCTGTAATTTTATCATTTATACTATTACTTTCTATTTATTATCTATTTATAAGTTCTAATCCAATTCTTAATTCTATACTTCTTATAGCACAGTTTTTAATAACTTTCTTAACTTTCTATTTTTTCTATAACTCTGGAGGT